CCCGATCTTTTGCAACTATACGATTCCAACTCAATCCAAAAGTTACAAATCAGCGAAGGGCCTGAGCCGTGAGGTTACTGCCCATGTCCGAAAGGACCAGGTGCGGACTGAGCGTTACTATGTCCTTGGTAACGTTCAAGTCCGCACCGAAAAAGGCCTCGAGGAGGTCGACAGCACCAATGTCGACTTTCCCCGTTTGGCCAAACGCGCGCTATACAACGCGTGGAAGGCCCCGGGGTATTTCCCCAGGCCCCACGTGTACTTTGAATGGCGCCCGTCCACCGGCGAACGTGCGTTCCTTCACGTTGAACCGGTGAAAAATGCGGATGGCTCGACGACCGAGGTCACCCGCAATCTGCCCCGAGGCACGTGGTATTACCGCGATCCTGCTCGGGGCGACGCGCTCATCGATGTGCACACCAATGTGGCTCGCGACCATGTTGCTGCACCTGAGCGCCACCCCCGAGTCGTGCCGACAGGGGGCGCACGCGCTGTCCCAGCTAATACTGGTCTCGCCGTCCGACTGCCTCCGGGAGCGATCCCTGAGGTCAAAGAGTATTACCTCCAAGTCGTGCGGCGCACTGCCAACATGGATTCTGCACAACGCCGGGCGGCTGTACGTGTCTACATGCTTCGACTCCTCCAGCAGAAGCATAAATACGTCTTCCTTGAGGATCTTGCGAAGCCTAAGGACGCTCCCGCACCGCGCGCGCATGCTGTCATGATGTCGCGTAAGGAGTTCGGCGCGTGCGACCGAGTGGTGGACGAAGCCACTGCGTCTGCCGCTCTTTCGGCCGAGACGAAGTTTTACGAGTTCATGGACGATATGGGCTCGGCGAACATAAGCGCTTTCGATCGGGCTCGCGAAGCTTACTTCCTCGAGGAAACCGAACGGCTCATCAACGTTCAGTACTCGAAGTATCGTGGTAACTTCGTGAATCACCCAGGCGACCGTCATCGCCTCAATGATCGTTGGACCGGACGGCCGCAAGCCGCCCCCGTCGACCGCCCGCGTCCCATGGAGTTCCATCGGGCGATTGTCAAGAAAGGTTTCAGCTTGCTTTTGAGCAATTTTGTCACCTACATGATCGGGTGTGGCAACGCCAATCTCTGGATGCTCTATGATAAGAACAAGATCTTCCAGGATGATCTTAAAGCGCGGCGTCAGCCGAAAACGCGGTTTGGCGTGCACGCCAATTGCCCCGTCCGCTCCGTTGAAGATGGAGGTGAGACACGTGACGAACGCACCCTCGCTCCGTCCCCCACGCGGGTCGTTGAAGCACTCGGGTGCCGTCACCTCTTCGGCGATTGTACGTGCGACTACCGACCGTACGGCGGTATCTCACCGGTCGTTCATGGGTGTATCGAAGTCACGGGCGCTTTCACAGCGCACGATGTTGCTCGATTCATCCCAGGCGACACGTTGCACGAAGTCCGTTATCGCCGTATCGATACACGGCCTCCCAAAAGTAACGATCCTCGCGATATCGCGATGCGTTACGGCGAAGGCGTTGATATCCAACGGCGCTACGACCTCGGCGCGGATACCATTACGTACACGACGATGCCCGGCTGCCCCGTCTACGAATGGCGTGGCCGCCTCTCCGCATCCCCGAATCCCGGTGATAAGACCTGGTTCGGCAAGCCCGTGCACGTAACGCTCAACAAAGCCATGACGGCCAAGATGGAGGAAGTCGGCTTGGCCGAGTTCATCACCGTTGAGTTCCTGCCCGACGATGCCGTGAGTACCCAGGGTCGCGACACGCCCGCGTCGCCCGCAACACCCGCTTTCTCGTATGAGGACTGGTTCGACAACGTTGTTGGCGACCATGACCCCGAGGATTCCCGGCATCGTATGGCCGGAGGTTCCGCTGTTGCCGGCGAAGATGCCATCGCTTTGATGATGGTCAACGGGTTCACCCATTGTGTCGTTCAAGGCGACGGGAATTGCCTGTTTCGCGCGGTCGGCATCGCGCGTAATGGCTCAGATGCGGACCATGCGTTCTTGCGTGCCCAAGCCGCAACGCGAGCTGCGTGCCATGGAGCGCAACCTTGGTTCGCCCCCGACGTCCCAGCGCCTTTCGATGCGCTCCAGTCGCTCAGTCGTTTTCTCGGCAAGCGCATTCGCGTCTGGACGGCGCACGTGCACGGCGGCGCCCAACAGCGCGAGTCGTACGTGCGTGAGGAAACGTTCCCCACTGGTGAGGGCGCACGGTTCTCCAAGGAAGTGTTGCACGTCCTCTACACCCCTCCGCGTGTGGTTGGGGACGTTGGCCATTTCGACGCGCTCGCCCCGCGAGTTCCTACTGACCATGAGAGCGAGCTCCTCGGCGAACCCGACGTCATCGATTTCGCGAGTATCCTCGAGACGTTTCCGGTGGGCGTTTTCGATACGCCACCACCGTCGGTCGCGAGCGATGTATCGGTTTCGTCGCAGGCGCCAACTTCGGTCGCGACCCCCACCCCCGTCGTTGCGCCCGTTGCCAAAGAAGTTTCGACTCTCGATCGGCGCGCCGTACTCACCGTCGCTGCGGCCATCGCGTCCGGTGAGTACGAGCCGACCACCCAAGAGGGTTTGCACGAGTCGTGGACCACCCGCGTTGTCATGGCTGAGATCGATGCATTGACGCGTCGTCTCATCAGCCGGTCTGGCTCGGATCCACATAAGATGGTTGCGGACATGCACCTCGACGTTGCTTCCACCGCTGCAACGTCGTTCGGGCGCGCAAGCGTTGGCCTGCTCACCACGGGCCCGAAGGGACCCGATGGCCACACCCGTTCCGCGCTTCGCCATTGTTATATGGTGACCCGCGCGGCGCGCGCCAATACCGCAGCCCTCGGCAACGATGCCGATTGGGATAACTGGATGGAGACCCACACGGAGCGCGGGCCCGTACGTGCCCGTGCCGCTCGGGTCTACCGCGAAGGGTTTGAGCGCGCCGTGCGTGTCGTCGACGACGCGGCGTACCACCTTTTCGACTGGCTTTTTGGGCAGCGTCGGGGCTGGCGCACCTTCGGGTGCGTCGCCGCGACGTTGATGTGGTACAACTGGTGTGTTACCACCGGACTGTACCATCATCTCAGTCTCACCGTTGCGTCCATCTTCATCATGGTTTCGACCGTCGCGGTTTTTGGCGGCGGGGCGTGCGCTGCGTGGCTCATGCGGCTGTGGCTATCCGGGCACCCACGCCAACCGTGTGCCTCAAGCCCGCCGTTGACGTGCCCATCGGTGAAGGGCACCGAGTGTGGCCCCACCCCATCCCTCCCGAATGCCCACGAACCCAAGTTGGCGCGTTCGCTATCGGGTGTGTGTTCGCGCTTGCTTTCGTTTGTCGGTCGTGCGTGTGCAACGCGCATAATGCTCTCCATTATCGTCATCTGTGCGAGTTCCCGCGCGTCAGTGAGCGGCTTCGTTATCCCGCTGCTTTTCGTGATGCTGTGGCAGTTACCTATCGAGAGCTCTACCCGGCTACGCGTGATGCTTGGCTCGCCCAGTGGCCGGAGCACAAGCGCGTGGCGATCCTTCGCAGCGAACACGACGACGACTTTCTGTTCGGCTGTGTCGAGGCTTCGCTCAAACGCGAAATCGCTCACAAGATGCCTAGCAAAGCACGTCTCATCCAGGCTTACCGCAATCTCGCCACGCAGGCTCTTGGCGCTATCGAGCATGCCACCTTCCAGAAGGCTCTGTTTAGTGTCGCTGGTGGTGGTGATAGTTTGCGTGGCTTCGAGTTATATCCTGGGATATTCGTCGCTGGGACGTCAGGCTGGAGCGCACGTAAGCTCGCCCGGTGGGCTGACACCCACTGGGGCTGGCACCTCTACGAGCGAGATGGAGAACGATGGGATTCCACCATGCAGCGTATGCACCACGAGATCAAGTGGGAGTTCATGGATGCCTGCGATCCTTGGCTCGGAGCACGTGTTCGGCGTGATTATGCCGTTAACGGTCGTTTCCGGCATGGAGCAGGCACCCTACGCTATAAGGCGCGTGGCACCGTTAAGTCCGGTCACAACGATACCACTAGCGGTAACTCTCTCATCAACATGCTCGTCGCTGCTAACGCTATGCGCGACCTCGGCGTCAAAGGTAGCATCATCGTTATCGGTGATGACCTCCTCGCTGCTTGCGAGCGAGCCGTCGATTTCACACTGCTCGCTGAACGAGAGTGCGCATACGGGATCATACCCACCGTGGTACGCCCCGTTGATTTCGGCGAGGCTACCTACGCGAGTGGAACGTGGCTATGCGACGGTGCGCGACATGTCTACGTCCCTTTACTCGGACGCCTATTCGCGCGTCAGTGGTGGACTGTCTCACCTCCGCCAGTACGTGCGTACGCCGCCCGTCGCCACACCATCGCCTGCGGTATGCTCAGCCTTGTGGCGGGCATCCCCCTCTATGATCAGTTCTACCGACCGCACCTCATCCGTCGGCAGCTTGACCTCGGAGACGATGGTCGCGACTATGTCAAGTACCGCGCCAATGGCTCACAGGATCTCCACGGGTTCGACTTCAACGTCGCCTTCCATGCTCGATACGGGCTCACCCCCGGTGATATTGAGCAATTGGGAGCATTTCTCAGCAGCTTACCAACATGTCCGAGCTACGTTGCCGATTCTCCCCGTGGCCTCATTCAGCGCATCATGGAGCGCGATGCCCCCGGTTGCGTCTATGGCCACGATGGCCACCGGCAGCTTGAAGAATGGGGTTGCTTCAGCGCTAGTCGCCCTTGACGCTGCCGCCGGACGTGTTCGCGATAACGTGGAAACCTCCGAGGTTTGGCCTGCCATACTGGATACTGCCAGGTGGGCCAACTATTATCGGCTCGTCGCGCAGAATTCTGTCAGCCAGTATGCACACCAAGTCGCCGACGTTTTCGTCGCGGCCGGTGAAGTTCCACTCGCCTACGAGCCGCTCGAGGGCTACGTCGCCATCGACGCCGGCGGCGACGGCGATTGTGCATTCGACACTATCGCGTTCCACTTGGCGCACCGTGAGTATCTTCGCAGCAATTCGACCGGTAGCCCCGTCTATAACGCCACGCGCAGCGCTTTGTTGCGCGCGCTCGTTACGGCGCATGGCTCGGCTGAGTCGTTGCAGGGCGGGTTCGTGCCCTTCGAACTCATGTGCAGTACCGCTTCGCGGTTCCAGATGAACCTTTATATGCATTTCGCCCTCGCCGTCGGTTCGACGCCGAGCTTTTCAATGCGGTGTTCGGACCTGAATATGTCTGATATCGGGTTCTACACCGCTCGTGTTGAGATGCTAATCGGTTCTCTGGCTGGGCATGTTCGCCCCCTCGTCGCCGATGTGGATCTTCCTGCCCTCACGCAGTCATTTCGTGCCTGCGGTAGTGTAGGCGCATTCGAGGCTGGCAGATGTTGCGACCCCGCGTTGCCGTGGACCAATCTGCCGTGTTTGGCAGGTAGTCCCCCGCCGCGTGACGAAACCCGTCGACGCGCTATCACCGCGGGTCGCGGCGGCCTTGAACTGGGGTTTGTGGGTATGAGCGGTGCGGGGCGCCGCTTCGATAAAATATCCCACCAATCACCCACTTCTATCATGTCGCACGCCGCAACCGTTCGCAACAAGATCGCTCAACTTGGAGTCACGCCGCAAGGACGTGAATTCCTAATGAAGGCGTTTTACCCGCCAGGTCCCGAGACTAACGTCTCGATCCCCGACCAGACCTGGGACGCCACGTTCCGCTTCAGCGCCGCCCCGTCGACCGTCGTTACAGCTCCGCCGGGCGTCACTGGGGCATGGGACATGCTCGTCGTCAATACTCCTGGCGACGCGCGCAGTGCGATTATCGTTACTGGCCCCGCTGGCATGGACTTTGCGGCGGGCTTACAGCCCGCCGACGCCCAGGTGCAGGTTCAGTACATTACGCCTAACACTGCGCGCATCGTCCGTACTTATGGAGTTATGGAGGACAACTCGGTCGTCGCGGAACGCGAATCCTACGCTAACCCTGCCGACGTTGCTGCGTTTCGCACCGTCGGGCGCGGTGTCACTATACACTGTACCGCCTCCGACCTATACAATGGCGGCACGGTCACAGCGGGTCAGTTTTGTGCCCCACCCAAGCCGACGCACACCCTCATGTCGTCGCTTAGTGAGGCCAATTTCACCAGTGCGGCAGCTGTCCTCTCCCGCACCTTCTTTGACATCGGCCTCGACGAGAACGCGCTCATCCAGATGTGCCCCGGAGCCCAAACGACGGAAGCGAAGCATGGAGTTTTCATGCCCCTCCGTTTGCTCGGCCCCTCGCAGGAGTTCGCGCGTCCGGCTATCGCCGCTGACCAGAAGGTAGTGATCAACGAACCGGGAGGTCCTCTGGTTCTCATGGCCGTCACCGAAGCCTGGAGCAATGGAGGAAGCCTCGCGCTTTCGGATCGCACCATGCCCACGTCCATGGCTGTTTTCAACAACCCACAGGGTTCGTACACCAACGGTGACGGGCAGCCATGGTGGATCGCAGCCTGCGTCGAAAACATCAATTCTGAGCCCGTTTATGACACCGCGTACGATCGGTGTGCTACGGGCGTCAGCATTTTCCGGGGTCTCAACCTCGAGGCATCGTACACGGTTCAGACGTACGTTTCCCTCGAGAGTGTGGTTAACTCGGATTCCGTTTTCCGCAGCATCACGAGCCCGGGCGCGCCTTTCGATTCGCGCGCGTTGCGCGCGTATTACGACATAGCTAACAGCATGCCCTTTTGCTACCCCGCGTCTTACAACGAGCTGGGTTTTCTTTTGCCTTATATCACGGAGGCGCTGTCGGTCCTCGGGCCGGCAGCCGTCAGTGAAGGTTACAAGATCGGCAAAGCTGCTATCGGCTATGTGGGAGGAAAGGTACGCTCCATGTTCGTTACGCCTTCGCAGCACAATCCGACTCCGTCGATGCGTGCTGAGATTAAGGCGCCGCCGAGGCCTGCCCGCCCCCTTTCCGCGGTCACCAAGACTATCACTGTTAGTCGACGTGACGGCGAACTGGCGCTCGCGCGCCAAGTCGTGGCGGGTATGCATCGCTCCGCTTCACGCGAGTCGCGCGGGCGGGCGCAGTCACGCCCGCTTAGCAAGGCGAAGACCGTGCGCGTTCGTAGCGCGTCCTCGGCGGGCGCTTCCAGAAAAAACTGGAAGGCCCCACACACCAAGCGCCAACGGAGGCGGTGAGTGGGCAGCCAGCAACACATGAGCCTCCGAATAGCGACTCAGACTGGACGTCCGTCGGGCGTGTCCTAGACACCGTAGGTGCCTATGACACGATCCCGGCGCGTACGTCCGGTCTGCGCCGCGAACCCCAGCTGCGGGCTATGTCCGCGCTGGGTTTGCGTTCTCGTAACGCATCCCCGAAGCCGGCTTTGCCGGCGACGGGTTTGGGCGCAAGCCCTTGAGCGCAAGCTCTGAGCGAAAGCTCTGCGCGCATGTCACACGCGCGCTATGCCTAATTCCTGGCTGAAAAATTGGGTCCCACGCA